CATTACCGATCCAGGCAAATCAAATGCGGCCTATCAACGTGATTACCAGACAATTTACGATGCAAACTTTGCACAGACTGGGGGCGATGCAGACCAGGCTGAGAAAATGACCAACGCCATGATCAGAACCACATGGGGAGTTTCTACTATTAATGGTAGTGCAGAGGTTATGAAATATGCCCCAGAAGCGCTTTATGGGGTGAACAGTGGATCCGGTAACTGGATAGAAGGCCAATGGTATCAGGAGAAAAACGAGCTTAAAGCTAAAGCTTTTGGTGGTGCTCGTAGTGATACTGATTTGGTTATCGTTCCTGATGGTGTCACGCCAAGAGATAAAAGCTATGCGGTCATGGTGAGACAGAAAAATCAGGACGGTTACGATGATGTCCGTCCGTATTATGGTGAGAATGGGCTTCCCGTTCGCTTCAAACCAGATCAGCAGACATCTCCGATGTACAGGCAAACCATGCAGTTCCAGCAGCAACGAGTCGATGAGGCTAGAGTGAAGCGAGAAGGAAATCCATTACCGCAGTTCAGTAACAATGAAGGCTATACGCCGCCAGATCTGACTAAGCCTTTTGGCTATGGTTCAGCCAATAACCTTCCTAGCAACATTTACGCAGGGGGCAAATAATGCCGACGTATGAACAGGATCCGCAAGAGTTGCTTGGC